CAACTACTTGAATAATACTTAAACGCTGCATTGGTGTTAATTGTCCGAATGCAATTATTTGCTGTAGTGATTGTGAGATTGTCATTGCTTTGTGTTTTTGTTGTTGTTATTTGTTTGACAAATGTATGTAACTTTTTACACCACGCAATAGGTAGCATACAATTTTAACAAATTTTAACAAACGTGTAATTGATAATCAGTGACTTACGCCCACGAATAGCTGCCGTAGTTCGGAAACAATTCAAAGTACATACGCATCATGATAGCATCTGCGTAGTCAGGTGACTTGCCATGCATCCGGGCTATTTCATCTTTGCTTATCACAGCCAGCTTTCCATCGGCTTCCGGTTGCCGCCTACGTATCATGTCCAGTTCCTGAACGATTACATCACGAAACTGATTCACTTTGAAGATTACTTTGTTCTGCTCGATTAATTCTGCAAGCTTGAAGTAACATTCTGCTTTTTGATTGGTGAACTTATCTGCTTGCTTCGCACGCCCACCATTAAGGAAGCCCCTACAACGGAGCGCATCGACCGCACCCCCTCCGACCCCATCTTCATCGCAGATCACATTGCTAAGTTTGATGCCATGCCTATCGCATAGTTGGCGTATGGTCGAAACAACTGTTGTGATTGGTTGTTTGCGCAGTTCGTGAATCTCAATCAGGTGCAATCCATGCCACACGCAAATGACACTACGGTCTTTGCCAAGTCGTGCAATGTCGGCACTGATGTACTTTTCACCTTTGCTTTCTTCATCCCGGAAGCAGCGCACTAAATCGTCATACTGGTATAGGTTGTCTACGGACTCATCATACTCCCAATCTCCATCCAATAGACGTCTTCTGTCCACTTCAGGCAACATGCGCAGCGTTTCAATGTACGATTCGGGTAGATGCGGATTGTCATTTGGCAATGATTGTATGAACGCAAGATGTTGCGGTAAGCTTTCCGTCTTAAACGGGGAATAGAATTCGTTGTACAGCCATCCTTTTGATGGATTGCATGTAAGCAGCATCTTTGGTTTGAGATCATATTGATTTAGCTTAAATCGAATACGTGACTGTAAAATATCTATTGCACGTTTGCTAACCTGTGCGGCCTCGTCTACGTAGGCATCTGTTAATTCTAACCCTCCTAAACTATGGAACTCCGCATCCGATGGATAAGCAAACAAGTCTTTAAGTATTATTTCGCTTCCGTTACTGAAAGTGATTACATTCGTTTGATTGTTTATTGTGTAGTGCTCATTCGGTGCCAGCCCTAACATGTGCGCTACTTCAAAGAATGTCTTTAACGTGGTCTTTTTTAATGTATCTAATTTACTCCGACCTATTAACCCACGTGTGCCCGGATATTTAAACCTGCGGCTTATCTGCCATGCACAACCAATAAATGACTTGCTGCCCCCTGCAGCTCCACCGAAGAGCACTACGCGTGCCGGGTGTGAGTTACCCAGCACGCGCAATGCTTCCTTCTGTTTAGGCAGGTATTCTATCATGTAAACAATCCGATGTACATGCCCACTAATCCACCGCATAGTGTGGCTATCATATCTGCATTGCTAAATGCTTTTTCCTTCAGCACAGAATCGTACAATTCTTTTCCCATAGCGCATGCAAACACAGCGACCATCGCAAAAGGTGGAGCGAACAAAGATGCAGAAAGTGCATAAATGACTAAGCCATACAGCGCATGGTTAGCTTTGTCTTCAGGTAGGATAGGCAGGTTCATTAGAATGGTAAATCTCCTGATGGTTCATCTTGTTGTTCGTCACGTTTTACAATCGGCTCACTCATTTTACCTGAAAAGAATTTGCCGTTCTTGCCTTCCTTAACCCATGCAGCCAGCCGCATCTTCTTACCATTGACCATAATTTCACCTGTGTATTCAGGTGCATTGTTGGTTGTCTTGTTGTTCTTAAATAGGGTGAACTGCCCTTCTTGCATTTGGTAATTGCTCATTGTATTTAATTATTTATGATGTTGATGTCTTCGTACATCAGTGAAACTGTCTTCTTGCCGCCAAACTCTGTTGTTATAACAACATCAAAGTTCAGTTGCTGGATGCTGTGCCCATCAATATACCCGATGTACACTTCTGTTTCATCCGGGTATTGTGCCAATGCATCCCACAGTTCACCGATAGTCATAGCTTGTATTCGTCTTTATCAGTTAGCAAATGTAATTCTTCAAAGATAAGACGCATTGTGAGATTATCGCTCATTGCAGGGCGCATGCTTCGCCTGGCTGTTAGCACAAATAGTTTGCGTAGCAGCTCCACTTCTTTTTGTTGATCATATTGCTTCATTTGTCACCTCCTTTTGTTATCCTTACCATGTGTCCTGTTCGGTGGTTTACAAGGAATTCAATAGAATCAACGGCTACTATTGACAATGGAGCGCCATTCCGGTAATTGTATTCCTTAAATTGAATCCTATCGCCTTGCGGTTGTGTTTGATGCTCATCGCATCCGCACAATGCAATAAGTAAAATAAATGCTATTGCTTTATTCATTTGTCACCTCCGTATGTTTCGTTGTAATAATCTTTGAATCCTTTAAATCCAATGCCTTTAAATTCACTATATACACCTTGCTTGTAGCTATCAGCTAACTGTTCGGATTCTATTTGCATTGCTTCTTTAAATGCTTCATGAAATTTATCTATGTGTAAATCTTTACTGCGCCATTCTCTTGTTTCATTCATTTGCAATAAATAATCATAAAGCCATTTGACTGCGGTCTGTTTGTTCATATCAGTATTCATTTTGCGTTTCGATTAGTTCCCTGTAACGTTCCTGCCTGTATTCAGTAAACTGATATGGCTTGTTTTTGTACACCCGGAAGCGCATGTCGTTATCCCATTGCGGCAGTGCATCGTATTCGCGCATGAGTGCAATCTCAATCTGCGGTGGATTTTCCCTTTTCACTTCGCGAACCGGTTCTTCTTTGATGCTTAACTTATCTGCTGCCTGTTGCATCGCATCCATGATTTGCGGATGCTGAAACATTTCGTAGATGTTGTTGTTGCTTTGCTTCTCATGATTGATTCGTTCACTTACGGATTGCCTTTTACCCATGAATTTTTTGAGCCACTCAAAGAACACTTGCCCATCTATTCGATTATACACTGGTCCGAATTCACCTTTCATTGCCATGCGGAAACATACTTGCAGTTCATCCACACGTAAGTAGTAGTAATCTTCTAACATCAATTCAGCGGTTAATGCAAGTTGCTGTGCATTCATTGGCTGTTGAAGATTAAAGTATTGTTGGCAACTATCCATCATTGCTACCATTACAGCAATAGTTGCCTGTTGGCTTTTATTCTTTCTAAGTTCAGCAAATGTTGGTGAAGTTTTAGCTACCAAAATCTCGTGCAATTTGACTTCGGTACTGTTTTCTAAATTCTTCAAGTTCATTATGGCGTTTTGCTCTTTCATCTTGAATTACATTTTTTGATTTATTATTTTTAATTTTATCCCATTCTCTGCGCATCCAATTACGGACTGTGCTTTGCCAATCCTTCATTGATGCTTTGCCGACTATCCAGCCATTGGCTTCGTAGTGATCCATAAACACGCGAGCGAAATTAACTAAGCTTTCTTCATTCATAAAGTGATTGCCTTTAGCATTAAGTTCAGCCATTAGGTTGTACACTTCATGTTCTTCCGGTTTGACGAATCGTTTGCGCGTTACTTTTTTTTCATTTGCATCTTCAACTATAACTTCATTTATATTTTCATTTTCATTTACATTTTCCATATGTGGAACATATGTTTTAGATATGTTCGACACATCTTTTTTGGTTCTATTGTTTCTTCGGCTATCAGAATAAGCTTTACGCTTCTGCATTTCAATGCTTAAACGCTCATTAAAAAAGAAACCTTCTTCATCTTTTACGAATTTGCCAAACACATCAGCATCATATGAACCACATATGTGCAACATATCTTTTTCGGATAATCTACCTTTACTATGCTGAAGACATAGCAAGGTAATATACTTACCCTTCTGCTCCATGTTGAGCAGCATTGTTCCGGTTAAAAAGTCCGAAGAATAAAAAAGGAAAGCTGGATCTTTCATAAAGTAAATACCCACCTTCACATGCAAAGGCGTACCCTCAGCCGAATGGCTTATGGCAATGCAGTGAAGATGGGATTTAAAATGTTTTTCATAGGGTACGCGTTGCAAAGATAATAAAAATATCTCTACTTCCAAATTGCTGTTGCAATCATGAATCCGATTACAGCACCAACAGCCATGATCAATAGCATCTTGCTGTTACTGTTGTCGCATTCGGGTTCTTGCTGCACCGGTGCTGGCTGTGTTCGCTCAACACGTTTGATGGGTGTAAGTTTTAGCTGCCCATTGCTTTGGCGTGCAGTCGCATTATACGCAGCTAATCTTTTACGAATAGCCACTACATCGGAAGCTAAAGGTTCGCGTCTAACTATCCAACAGTACCTACCATTGCCAACCTTTTGAATCAAACCCAGTTCATGCATGGCTGTGATTACGTTGTGGCTAATCTTAAATGCTTTAGCAAATTCCCTTGATTGAAATTCCGGTTGTCCGCATGCATACAGCATCGCGTTCATATATTTTTCTTTTGTCTTGCTCATTGCTCTAAATAGGTTTTAATTGTGATTGTAAATTCTTCAAATGACCTGCACACCTTAACGCAGTATCCTGCATTGATAAGCTGCGCGTGAACGATTTTTTGTGTGTCGGATAGTTTGCCCTTCTCGGTCTTCATTTCTATAAACAGGGCATGGTATGAACCACTGCTCATGCAGATCATTAAATCAGGCATACCGGGCATAGCCCCTTCTGCTTTCAAGATATTCCACCGTTTGGCTCTTTGTACCGGAGTGCCACCTATAAACACACCATTGGGGAAGGAAGCGATTAAGGTGCGAGGGAAGGAATAGCGGAACCATTCTACGCAACGTTGCTGAATCTTGCTTTCTTCGTGCTTCATGCATTCAGGGAATTAGATATTGCTAACCAAAACTTCCCGATGTAGTCTTCATCCGCCTGAATGTTTATGACAGGTAGATGTGATTCCAGCTCCATATACTCCCACTGACCGAGTGAATTTACCTGATAATCACAACCTAATGTCACCGGGCAGTATTGCACGCTGCTACGTTCTACGGGTATATCAAAGCTAACTATGACGTGCTGCTCATTATTGAGCGTAACAAGATAGCACATGCGGTTCTCATTGACTACTTTCTTCTTTACGATGTACATGTTCTTATCGTTTACCCTGCGCACATCGTGCACATCGTATTCGCTATGCATCGAATCCGTAAAGTTCTCATGAAACTCTAAGTTGTTCAGGTTCTGCTCGATTTCGCGCCAACGTTTTTCTTTATCGTCTGTGCTGAATACCAGCTTACACCAATCCATCAACTTAGCATTGCTTACATTTAGTTCTTTTCGCAAATCCGCAAAGCTTATCTTATCAAATTTCTTCATGATAGTAAGGATATCGCTGCGTGTTGGTAGCTTAGTAGTGCGCAGCTTCTTGCCTTGAGTCTTTATATATGCTTTATATTCACTCATCGCCTTCGTTTTTAATGGTTATACAATCGACTATCTCGCACACTGGCAGTTCCATTACCCGGCTAAGGTTTATCAGCTGGCGTAACTTGATGCTGCCCGGATCATCACACCAATTATGCAATGTCT